TTGTAGGTTGCTGTTCAGCGTCTGCCAGAAGTTCAGGTAGAGCGAGCCATTCACGCTGGGCAGAGGCCACAGGTAAATGTTAGCAACGGGCCACTGTTCGTCCATGTAGATGGCAGTTGGCACCATGCTCTGAATGTTCTTGGTGCGGATCTGGCCAAACTCATCGGCAGACAGAATGTTCAGAGGTATGTCAGCCGTGGGTGTGATTGCTGGCTGACGGAAGGCCGCGAACTCCAGATATTGCGGACGCTGGGCCATGGTGAACGATGGCGGGTTAGCGCCATTGGTCAGGTCTGGACCAATCGTGTAGTAGTAGGTGCCGTCAGGCTGATAGGTGGGGTTGTTCAGCTGCGCGGTCAGGATGGTCATTGATGGAATCAACAGACCATCGGTGTTCCAGTGGTCAATGATTTCATTCAGTGTGTACAGCGCGTCATTCAACATGGTGCCATTCAATCCCTGTGTGCCACCAGTGGTTGCACCATCAGAACCAACACCAACGAGACGCAGTGAACGTCTAATGAAATACTCAACGGATACGGTTTGCATGCGGTCGCCTCAAATGAAAACGGGGCGGGCAGATTTGCTCCACCCGCCCCGTTCTGTTTGTTGCCCTCTTTAAGAGAGGGTTCTTGTCGTTATCAGAGCCGATTAAGCCTGAATACGGCAGCCGAGTTCCTGTCTCACGACAGCCCAGCCAAAGAGAACGTCGAAGCGCTCGATGACTTGGTCAATAGAACCCTGATACTGCTTGACGTAGCGAATCTGCATGCCGTCTTGGTCATCGCCGACCACTTCGACTTCTGCACCGGGTAGGTCACGGGCCAGAGGTGCAACAGCGAGCGCGATAGCGTTCTTGTTGTACATCAGGTTGACCTGAGTGGTGGTGCTTGCAGGACCACACCATGTGACGGTGTTGCCAGCAACAGGCAATGAACCGCAGGTTGCACCCTGATTCAATACCGCGTTGCTTGAGTAGGCAATTGCTGGGAAGACGCTTAGAACAACGTTGCCCAAACCAGCGCCAGTGTTGGCGGTTGCAGCTGCCGTGACCGTCCAGACCTTCAAGAAGCCTGTTGAGGTACGGTTCAATGGGTTGACATCGTAGACGCCAGCAATACAGAACTGGTCACCCTGCACAACTGTCGCTGCGTTGCCGATACCACCAACAGACAACACCACGTCGGCGTTGTTTGAAGTGATAGACACGGTGCCGTTGCCACGTGTGCCGGAAGTGAACTGCTGAATGTTTGGAGTCTTGTAGAAGTCTGCACCGGCCAACTGACCAATCACACCCTTAGTGAACATTTCACTGATGGTGGCTGAAGGGTTGAAGTTGATGAACAACTGAGGCTGCACGGTTGCAGACGCAGCTGGTGACAGTACGCAGTAACGCTCACCTGATGGTGCTGACTGCTCGTCGAGACGTGCCATTGCGTTGAAGAATGGCTGTGAAGCTGTCTGGACGCTGTTCGCTGACTGACCTAGCGTGTTGCCAGTCCACTGAGCAGGACCGGTTGAGCCGGGAAGCAGAGGAGTTGCCAACAGTGCAAAACCAGCATACGTGCCAGCGTAGTTGGCTGGGAAGTAGTTGCTGTTGTTGACTGAGTAGCCGACAGTTGCAGCGATGACACCCTGTGAGTCGATGTCGGAAGCCATCTGACGCATTGCTGGTGTAATCAAACGGTCTGACAGGTCATCAATTGCAAGTGCGCGGTCCTTGCTGGTGAACTCTACGAAGATGTTCATCTGGTTGTTAGCCTGAAGAACTGCGTAATTGTCAGTGATTGACTGCTGTGAAGGTGCTGGACCTGAAGTGGTCACGTAGCGTGGTGGGATACGAATTCTCATCGTGTCGCCGACCTTTGCGCCCTGAACACCAAATGAGCCGTCGAATGAACGGATACAACGATTGCCCATGCCGAGTTCGTTCTTAAGAACGATTAGAGCCTCGTACGTGATGACATCGTTTGTCTGGAATGAATTGGTAACCATGTTAGGAATGAACCTCGATTGTTGTTGTTATGGACTGCGTGGCTTAGGCTCTCTTGCCTAACGCCGAACGCGCCGCACGTCTTGCTGCCTCATATTCCTTCGTTGACATTCCGGGCTTGAACTCAAAGCCCGCAGTTGCCTTTGGGTTGGTTGAGCGCGGAAGATTCGCTGAAGGCGCAGGGGCCTTAGAGACGTTTGTCTTCTGTGTTGTTTCCTTTGACTGCTTTGCCTGTGCCTCAGATTCAAACTTGGCTTCTAGCTTGCCGATGTGCTTTAACTGTTGGGCGGCATTCATTTTGGTGAATGCTTTGGCTGATTCCGAGTCAGAGCCGATGTCATACGCAATGCGTGCACCGTGTTCTGATTCAAGGAGTGCTGCTCTTGAACTATCAAACATCTTCATGTTTGGGTCGTTCATCACAGACTCGAAGTCACCAGCGGGAAGACCTAGTTCCTTCTCAACCTCAGCGCCGCGTTCGCGGAACTTGGTGAATGAAGTCTGAATCTTCTCCTCAAATGCCTTCCTATCAGCTGCCTGTGTCCTTTCGAACTCGCGCTTCTCAGCCGTCCAGTCAAGTCTTGCGTCTTCGTATTCCGCAACGGTCTTGAACTTTGGGTCAGAGCGTTCAGGCTTTGGTTTGTCAAACTGCGGACCGTTAGGGGACGGTGACTTAGGAGCAGGTGTCTGCTTCGTCTCCGTGGCCTCACGCTCGGCTTTCCACTTGCGTAGGTTCTCTAGTTCTGTGCGGTGCTCGCGTTCGCGTGCGGCCAGTTGACTGAGTCTCTTCTGCGCTGCGGGTGACAAACCCTCAACAGTTTCATTTGGATCGGGTGAACCAGATGCTGGAGTCTGTGACTCAGCGGCTGTCTTTGTTGATGCTTCCGGGGCCTTACCACCACTTGCTGAAGATGGTGCTGATGCTCGTGTAGGGAACTTCTTCTCTACGGCAGCTGCATACTCGGGTGATCCGGGCTTCAAACGGCGGAACTCTTTGTCTGTCGCTAAGGCTGAAACTTGCTCCTTAGTGAAGGCGACGGGTTCTTGACCGGCAGATTGACTTGCGTTGTCCATGTTACTTCCTAACAGGTGGGCATGAGGTTTCCCCTCAAGTGGGCAGACGGTAGACGCGCCATCAGTCGCGGTCAGGAATGAACCTAACTTTGTTATTTAGGCATCGGCGCAGAGACGCATCATTCCCACGGTGCTTGTGGCCCGATGCGCTTTGTGATGGTGGCAACTGATGGGTCATACAACACGTAGTTGCGAGTGCCACGGCCAGCTTGGCGGCTGCCATCGTCCAAGTACTTGGCACCCGGCACACCAGCAGCCGCGAGCGCTTGGCTGGCTTGGGCATCCCCACCGAAGCGGCGAGACAACAGACCGTAAACAGTGCCCCCAGAGTCACCGTCACCAATTCCGCCAACTTCCATGGTGTATGCCTTGAAGGCGTTGGTCAGCTGTCTTGGCCCGTTGTCTGTAGGGTTCAGATAGCCCTTTGACTTCAGATAGTCGCGTGCCATTCCCTGCACTGCATCAGGCTGCTGGGCTAGTGGCTTGTCCCAATCCAACATGTTGGCGACGTGTTCATCAGGAACGTCTACGTGGTAGAAGTTGCCCTCTTGTCTGGTCACGTCGCTCTTCTTCATTCCCTGTGCCATGTCGGCAGCACGGGCAAACCAGTTCTCTTCAAAGTCAGGATTCAAACGGCCACCGTTTGCTGCCTCTTCAGCTGCTGTCTTCTTGAAGAAGGCAACGGTGTCTGCTTTGCCGTGGTTGTAGACGGAACCCGCGACGTAGCTGCTCAGGGGGTCGCTGGTGGGCTGACCTTTCACTGAGTACGCAGCTGGCCCGGTGCCATCGCTGCCGGTGTAGGACTGCGCCACCTTCTGATTCTCAGCCACATAGATGCCATGACCGTAAGCCTGTGCACCTTCACCAGTGCCCATCTTGGACAAGTCAAACTCACCCAGTGGGTTGGCATCTGTTGGTGAGAAGATGTGCGGGCTGCCGTGATAGGTGGTCATGTCAGACTTGGTCAGGTCTGATTCCCAAGGTGCTTTGACTTCACCTGTGGCCAGCGTCGCTAAGTCAGCGGCGGTAGCTGCGGCAGCCTCACCACCAAAGCGAAGAATCTGATTGTTAGCCCAGCTGGCTGCTGAACTGATTGGCGAGAAGGTCTGACCCAGCAGGTCGGTTGCTGCTTGGGCTGTTGTGTTGTTTGGGTGGTAGTTCAGGACTGGGTCAGTTTGAATCTGCCAGTCAATGTCAGACTTTGACTCGGGGCTGCCGGGTAGCAGGTCATTGACCGCGCTGTTCAGACCATGCAAGAGACCTGAGCCAGCTTCACCAGCTGCCTGCACCATGCCAGCACCCGCTTCCCATGGTGCCACTGACGTGGCTGTGCTCCAGAGGTTGCCCAGAGCGCTGCCGACGTTGCTGGCATAGTTCCCAACTGCATCTTCCCAAGGTGCTACATCAGCCATGACTTACACCTTGCGATAGCTGGCCTTGCTCTTCTTGTCGCCGCCTTGGTACTGGTAAATGTCACCCTTGGTGTCACGCACATGGTCACCCGGTGCCTGTGGCACGTTGCCGGGCACCGGTGTTGGTGCTGGTGGTGGTGTTTCCATGTTGGCAGCGTGCAGAATCTGATGATGCTGCACGTGGTCAAGGTGAGTCTTCAGAACCGCAAGCTGTTTGGCGTCTTGGTCCTTAGATGCCTGTGCAATCAGGTCCAACTTCTTCAATTGAACGTCGGTGGTTGCTTTCATCTGCTCGATGCGCTCTTTAGACTGATGCGCAGCGGTCTGTGCCTGATTCTCTGCCTTCTCTTGCAGATAGGCAGCGTTCAACTGCTGCGCATGTTGGTTGACTTGCTGCAATTGACTCTGAAGGCGACCGATTATGGCTCTTGCCTGTGGTGGAACATCCTTCATGGCGTCGTTGGCGTGCATCCAAGGCCACTGTTGGGTCTGAACCTGAATGATTCTCTCAACCAACTTGCCGGAAGTGTCCCAATCGAGATTGAGGGCCAGAATATCGGACACGTAAGGCATCAACTGAGGCTGAGTTGCGCAGAACGCCAAGATTTGGTTGGCCTGCTCTGCCTTTCTGGTGGCCGCTGATGGTCCAGTGTCGATTACAACGTCGTAATTCTCGTCCGACATCATGTTGAACATGACCTGCTCACCATCCTTGGTGAAGTACTGGTTGATTTTGACTACTTCGGCGGTGTCATCGGGGTTGATGATGCGAACGGCACGCGGTGTGTCGTAAATCTTGGGGATTAGGCGAAGAATCAGGGTGCCCAAGCGCTTCATTGACATCACTAGGTTGTCACCGTAGTGCATGTTGTTCTGTTCACCCTTCTGGGCAAGCGTTTGAATAGCTGAACCCGACTGTCTTTCACCCGGAGTGTCACCCAGCACAGCGTCATAGATGCCCAGAGCCTGCTTGCTCATCGTTCCGAAGGCAGACATGGCCTGCATCATCATCTGCACGGCTGGTTCAATCTGGTCACCGCGCTGTGGTGGTGCCACTGGCTGCGTTACACCGTTGGGGAATGCCTTGTATTTCAGGATTGCCCAGTCTTCAACGTTAGATGTCTCCCACTTGCGTTGCTCTGGCTCTTCTACTGACTCCATGGCAGCGATCCAAGGCACACGTGAGGCTGCGCCGATGCGACGAACCACAGAAGAGGCCATGAAGTTCTGCATCTTCTGCGTGTCTTTGGCGTAGCGGACAATGCCGTATATCTGGCGCTTGCCATCTACCGTGTGGTCATGGCCACACACTGCGACAAATGGGAATTCCGAGTCAGCCCATTCACCGCGCTGTAGGATTTCAACACCGTTGGTCAGAATCCAGCAGACCTTCTCTTCAACAACCTCACGCTTTCTGATGACATCAGCCAAGCGTCTAGGTGGGGTCTGTGCATCAATGACAGGGAATTGGTCGGATGGTGCGCCGGGGTCATCGAGGGAGTCGGCAAACTTGGCATTCTGAAGCGCCACAACCGTTGGGAAGGTTTCATACAGGTCTGGGTCCATGACAACGGTCTCGCCCTTGTCATTGACACTCACGCCGTATTCATCAAGGTAGCCAGTCGTGCCGTCTTCGAACAGTGCGAAGTGACGGATGGTCTGTTCTTTGTACCAGTACTTGGCGAGCGTGAGACCATTCTCTC